TTATTATGAACATTAAATGAATGTTTTTCTCGGCAAAAAATTCAAAGTGAAGAAAGTTGTTAAGTGCGATGTTTGCACGGACCCCTTTACCATCAAGATGGAGGGTCAGCAACCTATCTGCTCAAAATGCATGGAACGCATTGTTGAAGACCCAATATGCCCTAGGTGCATGGAGGATCTAATCATAAAATCTAAAAATAAAACAGATAACTAACTATCTAACTAACTAACTACACTAAAGAAAAGAGATTGACTCTTAAATGGCAACGAACGATTGTATCGCAAAACGATTTCACATTGTGACAAAGAACAGACCCGTTGGGGTTATTATGAATTGTCCTATATGTGATTATAGAGTTGGCATAGAATATGTTAGGGCTGTAACTAAAGAAGACCCACATATCTATCATCAATGTACAGCATGTAAATCATTGATGCCTCTAGACGTTGATTCAACATCATTAAGAGAGGCTATACCTATTGAAGGTAAGCTTAAGACTGTTCGTATATGTGAAATGTGTGCTGGTAGATGGTGTAAGATGAACGAGGATATTAAGGATCCTGGCTTCGATTAATATGCAACCTTTGGTTGTATATACTTATTATGTACTTAGGGGTACAATGCAGGGTTCAGGTATGGGATCTGGCAGATATACAGATCTACTGAAGGCGTTGCTGGGATCACGCCGGGGGCCAAGATCAACGTATGGGGTAAACCATCTCCGTCGATGGTGATCCATGAGACACTGCAACACTGGGTCGTGGTAGCAGCTGATGCAGGGTTATCAATCTGGGGATCTGTGTTGTTATAGTTATAGTTAACAAACGTGATACCTGGGTCGGTTGTTCCACCGAGATTTGGTGACACGACTGATGCAGTAGATGTACCAAAATATGACCAAGTGATCATATATGACTGAGGTTGGGACGCAGCTGGGAATACCACAGCAGCATCTGGGGTGGATGGAGCATAACTATCTTGAATAGTTAACTCCAGGTTACTTTCAGGGTCGATCGTAGCGTCGACGCTATCACCTAAAGGCTGATTTGTACTGACGTTGTTATCATTGTGATAATGAAAGAATCCACCTGGGACAGCTGAATTAACTGGAAGCTTTGGTTTATAGAAGATGAATTCATAGGTCACCCACAGCTGACCTATTTGAACGCTGGTTCCTTGAAGACCATTGGTTGCAATAGAGAATCTACCAAAGTCGGAGAACCTAAGGTCTGATTCATTGGCTGCCGTACCATTGCGGGTATATAGATGAGACAATGGGGATTGTTTGGGATCGCATTCGACATAGTGTTGGAGACAGTCGGATACCTTGCCGGATTGAGCCCACGAATAGTTGAGCATCTGGATGTCACTATTAAACTCGGGGTCGGTGGGGTCGTACTGAGTACACAACATAACTTGGCCAAGCGCAAGATTAGACGATGATGCGATAGCATCCGATGCAGTTGATCGGAACTCATACATGATACCATTGGGACGATACTCTTCGTATGATGCAGCAATCTGATGTAACCAGGGGAATGATTCATCTTGGGCAGGTTGCAAAGCATAAGATTGGATCTTAAACGTATTAGCTGTAGCAGCAGTGGTAATAGGTCCCAAGTACTCTCGATGCCTAACGATAGTACCTCCCTCAGAATATATAGTATTCATAACTTGGGGGATATCAGGTTTGATAAGAACATTGTGTTTAATGTTCGAGACACTATAAGCACCAAGACCAGCAAGGGTAGGTGCCGAGACCATACCTTGAGAATAACCTGCATTCATAGCAGCGCCTAATTTACCAAGTCCGGGTAACTTACCTCTGGCATACATACCACCAGAGACATAATAAGCACCTTTACCTCCTCGATATGATCTTCGGGGTGCTAGTGATCGGCGCTTGTAAGCACCTAAACCGGTAACAGCAGAACGGCGATAAGGTCTTGCAGCTGAGCTGCGAGTGACACGTCGTGATCGTTGCATTTAAATATAGATGCTATATTTATTTTTTAGTGTAAATTATATTTCATTTTATAGATGTGATTAGTACCCTATATGGGTCTAACTAAATAACTAACTAACTAACTATGTTCCATAAAGAAAACACGTTGGGATTGAAATGGAAGCGCGTGATGATGAAATATCTAACGACGACATTGAACCAGGGTGTGAACTGGAAATGCCTGGATCTAAATTCAGGTTTCAAAACAGATTTGTATTATTGACTTACAAGCATCACCTCGATAAGGATGCATTCTCGAAATGGATCAAAACTAAAGTACCTAGTACAACCTTCGTCCGCCTTGCCCATGAGACAGGGGACCCTAGAGTTCCGTACGAACATACTCACGTTGTAGCCGATTTTGGGGGTACATTTCAGACGACTAATTGTCGGTTTTTCGATTATGATGGATATAAACCTATAAAGAAGAAAGTAATAGAAAAGGGTAAACTCATTAAAACGATAGAATGTGGTGAACCCATTCATCCCAACATTAAAAAGTTGGTTGGACCTAAGGCTTTTGCTGATGCTAAAGTATATATCTCTAAAGAGGATCCTGCTAATGAGGATCTCAAAAAAAAACCTTCTTGGGTAGAGGGGGCATTAAACTGCCCTACTGCTCTAGATGCTGTCAGGAAATACGCCAAAAGGCCAGGTGATGTTGCGGGCATAGTTGCTCTAAAGGGCATAGATGCCAAAACGGACTATAGAATAAGGACTAAAAATAGACAACTTACCCTGAGACCATGGCAAAAGCTATTGGTTGATGAGTTAGAAAATAACGAACCAATCGAAGGTAGAGTAATATGGATATACAATGTAATAGGTAGGTGTGGTAAAAACACCTTAGGTAGATACATGCGAGATAACATCAAAACCACCGAGGGTTTAGATAAATACGAGTTCACTCAGGATCTGGGAACATCGTATCATGCAGCCACAATATTGCAAGGTATGCTTGATAGGGGCTGGCAACAATGGGGTATAACGATAAATATGCCTAGAACGGCTGAGAATCACGATAGGATATACGACTTTATAGAAGTAATTTCAGACGGTGAAATGACGGTGCAGAAATGGAAAGGCATGCCAATTAAATTTGACTGGCCGCACGTGGTAGTGACAGCCAACTGGCCACCTAAAGTCATAAAGTTCTCGACGCCTAGATGGGATATACGAAGTATCGATAAAGATGAAAATGGTGAATGGATGATGACTAAAGTAGATGCGTACGAGTTGCTAAAGGAACAACGCATTAAAGACACCGATGGATTTTCATCAAGTGTTGTTGCACCCAAGAGACAGATAATCAAAAAGATGAAACCTGTGGACACACTCGAGTGTGTCGGCGACGAACTGATGAAACAGTTGTCGTGATATACGAATCAAGTTCGTATATTATGAAGGGGTAAACCCCTTAAACCCCTTCTTTTGAGCAAGCTCAAAAGGGATTTTCGGGCACATGGTGATACACCCGAAAATCCGGACCACTAACATTAAATATATTGTGGTCCGTAGCGCTTCGCTTTGTGCGCTTCGCGCGAGGTAGTTCCGCCTGCGGCGGTATGCAGCGACCTTCGGTCGCATATTATTTTATTATGAACATTAAATGAATGTTTTTCTCGGCAAAAAATTCAAAGTGAAGAAAGTTGTTAAGTGCGATGTTTGCACGGACCCCTTTACCATCAAGATGGAGGGTCAGCAACCTATCTGC